TGCCCAAATCTAATTAATTTTATTGTACTGCCTGATTTAGCCAATACAACATGAGATTTAGTTTTATGACTTGGAGTTCTTTTAGGTTTGTTATACCCACTAAGTCCAAATCTAGCTAGTCTAGGGTCACGTTTTTTTCTAGGCATTATTTACCTTTAAAAAATCCATCAACAACATCTGTTACTAAATCAACACACTTTTCAAAAAAAATCTGCTCTTTTTCTTCATCAACAAATGGTATATCTATCTTATTGTTAATTTTAGTTGCTAATTCTACTTTAAACTCATCACTTTGAAACCAATTACTAGCTTCATCTCTCATTTTATCTGCTTGAGCTTCTGCTAGTTTTAATAATACTGCTTTTATATCCATGTTATTTCCTTATATTATTTATTTTTAATATTAAATATATTATTGTTAGTACAGCTACTACACATTGCAATGTAAGGCTTACACTTGTTAAAGACAAGCCATAATTTGCAATACTTGCTGATGTTACTTTTATGCTATCCATTAGTGTTTTCCATTTACTCTTGATAAACTTCCTTTAATTTCAGATACCTGATTATCTAAATCATTAATTTCTTTATTTAAATCATCAAACTTTCTATCTAATCTATCATCAGATTTATTCCACCTATTTATTAGTTTAATAACCATACTTTCCATATTTTCTAATGTTTCAGATTGACCTTTATTTTCTATCTCTAAATCTTTTAATGCTGATGCCTGTTCATTACCTCTTTTATTCATGGAGTACACCATAAACATAAACATTGCACCAACACAACCTATCATTCCAGCTTCTGAATATATAGCTAAAAAGTCCATTATTATTTTTTTCTTTTAGATTTTTTCCACGAAAAAGGATTTAAATTTAATTCTTGCTCAAAAAATGAGATACGTTTTTCCATCGCCTCTCTTGTTTTCTGCTCTTCTATTTGATTTTTTTCTACAAGCTCTAGTATTTTGCTATCAGCAAGTTCCATTCTGCGTTCAAGCTCTGCAAGTCTATTTTCAATACGTAAGTAGCCCAACACAACGAAAGCAACTGCAACAATAATTTGACCAAGCCACTTAATGTTAAGACTGATACGAAAATTATCATCAATTTTTGCCATTCCATATGACCTGTATGTCTTCGGCTTCTCACTCACTTTTTTCTACTTTTATGGCTTGTAATACTTATAAAAATCTTCTATATTTTCTGTATCTACTACAACAAAAATAGGGCTAACAATATTATTTCCTGTACCACTACCACCAATAATTGCATAAGCGTATAGACCATGTTGGTACGGGCTTTTCATAGTATCATTGTCAAACAAATGTAAAAAACTTGTATCACTAAATACTGGTATAAATTCTGCCTCTAGTAACTCTTCTACTTCAATCCTTCTATTGTTATTGTAGTCTACAATATTTCCTATATTTGTTGTTCTATGTGGTTGACTCGGAAATCTTCCCATGCCATTTATCTCAACTTGCTGGTTATACCACATCTGAGATGCTTTAACAATTTTTTCAAGATTAGATTTAGTTTTCTTAGCCTTAGCACCTTCTCCAATCCTGCTAAAAGCAGGAGCGGAAGTAGTAGCCAAAGTAGCCATGATAGCCATGGTAACAGCAAATTCAGCAAGGCTATTACCTCTATTATTCAATTTCTGTAGTCCATTCACTTTTAGCTAGTTCAGTCATTATCTGAGCATGAGAATATTTGTCATAAGAGCTAAATACACTTGGGTCGTTATCTGTATCATTGTCACAAGCAAACTTTAATAGTGCTTTAGAACTATCTCCATCATCACCATTATTCTTACGCAATGTTTCTTTTCCAGATTGTATTGCATTATCTATTAACGCATTAGATACAGGAATAGCTTCTAATAGCTCTGATTTACTCATATCTGAGGTATAATCATAGCCATAAGCATCCATCCATGTTTTTATTTGTGCGATTGTTTTTGAGTCTGTTGGAGCATCTGCTGAATCAATATCAGCAACAGGCACAATCATATATGCTCTGCCTACCCATCTGCCAGAGTAATCATCTGACCATCTATTTGTTATTTCACTCATAATTAATTTCCTTTAAGGTATTGTTGTTGTTCTTGTTGTTGATTCTATATCATAGCCTTCTGGTTCGGCATTTGGAGATGAGTTTAAATCAGCTGATTCTGTATTAGTAGCAGTGCCATGATTTGATTCTCCACTTCTATCGTATATAGTGCCATTACCGACATCTGATAACCCTGTTTTAGCATCTAAAGCACCCATTGCCCAATAGCCAACTAAGTTATCTGAATAGCTATCTAAAAGATTTCCATGCCTACCTAAATTGTAGACTGAAGACACCTCTGTAGCTGAAAGTCCTTTATTCCAGAGAGCAGTTTGACCAATTTTACCATTAAAATAAGCTGATGCTCTTCTACCTAAGTATAAAGAAATATCATCATTGTCAATACTTCCAGAATGAGATGATGAATTTTCAACACCACCATTTATATATATAGCTTGATTTGAACCATCGTGTGTAAATACTGCATGATACCAAGTATCAGCAGAAAGAGTAGTAGTGCCTTCCCCAACACCTTTTCCATTGCCACCTACTGTAAAATCAAAATTAAGTTTATTGCTATATACATACATTGACCAATTACGATTAGATGAAGTGTCATCTCTTGATGCTAAAAAGTCATTTGTAGTTCCATCTCTTTTAAACCACACAGAAAGCGTCATAGCTGAAGTAGTATCAAGTGAAGTACCATCTCCACAATCAATGTATTCATCACTTCCATCCAAGTCTATAAAGTTATACGCAGAATTTACCCCTGTGAGAAAAGATTGGTCTGGCAGTATTGAAGTATAAGGAAAGTTAGTAGCATCCATGCTTGTAGGTGTGCCTACATTGCCCTGTACTTTTTTGATAGAAATGTTATCTATATACATAATAATATTGCTATCACCTGTAAATTCTGCAAATTTAAAATTTAAAGTTGTTGCAGTTGTAATAAAGTAATAATCGGTTGTAACCCAATCCGTTGAACCTGCAACTCCTTCAATGTTTACATAAGAAGAATTACCACTACTTGTTCCAATTAAATGTTTCATAGCGTGACTACTTGAAGCAGTTTTCCAAGTAACAGAAAATTTATAACATTTACCATTTTCTACAGTAAAATTACTTGTTGCACTCACCCACTCTGCATTTGCATCTGTTTCAAATTTTATAGAATAATTACCAGAATATGTTACATCTGAAACTGAAGTTATATTACTATCAAGTGATGAAAGTCCTGTAGTAGCATCAGTCTCATTAGAAGGACTTAAAGCATTAGCAAGAGTGTTTACTTCTGTACCTAAAACAGGATTAGAAACATCTATAACTGCGTTTTTTGTATCTTCAACAGGGCTAATAAAGTCATTTCCATCTTTATAATAAGAGTATAGAGATACTGAACTACCTGTACCATTATTTCCACCAACTAAATCTACAACAGTACCTGCACTATTTAGTAACCAATGATGAGTCATTCCACTTGTAGTAAAATCATTTTCTATTCCATTGTTGTATTGAGCCAATACTTCTGAGGCTGTTAATGCTTTATTATGAAATACTGCAAGTTCTTTTATTAGTCCTGTAAATCCATACGCTCCAAATCCTATTTTCCAACCATCTGCTGATTGATAGTTTGTACTATTTGTATCTGTATCTTTTAAAACTCCATCAACATAAAATTTTGATTCATTCGTTCCTGTGCCTTCTCTCACGTAGGTAATTAAATGCCATGTATTAGCAACTGTTCCTACTGAATCGGGATGAGTTCGGTGATGCCAAGAGTTGTTATCTCCAATCCCAATATATGTACCCATATTAACAGTCAAGATAAAGCAATCTTCTAATGTTGATGCAGATGTTTCAGTCATAAATACACTCTGAAATGAACCAGAGGCATTTACCCAAGTAGATACACTAAATGAATTTGTACCAAATGCTGTAATAGGAGATGTGCTACCAACTGAACCACTTGTAAAATCTAAATAATCTACAGTAGTTGCTACACTTGAAGTATTGTAAGAACCTAAGTCATATCCTGCTACCATATTCTCTACAATATCATCAGATGCCATTGTAGTCATAGTACCATTGTTTGAGTTAGAAGATTGGTCTACAATCGTAGGATAAACATCTCCTGTACCATTGCCCATCTTCCAATATCCAGAAAGATTAGTATCTGCTGACCAATCACCAAATAAACCTTTAGCATATTGAGCATAAATAAAATCAGCATCTTTAGCATCATTATAAAATCCAAAACTTATAATAGAGCCATCTGCAGAATTAGAAGGATAACCAATATAATAATCATTTGTACTACCAGATTGTATATCTGTCTTATCTCCACTAACTGATGCAACTTCACTTCCATTTACATATAATTTTGTTCCAGAACTACTATTAACTCCTGTTAATAAAATCCACTCACCTTGATATTCATTTGTACTATCTTTAGCTTGGTTTTGATTACCATTTGCTCGAACTCTATAAGTAAAATGATTTTTTCCATCTGAGTTACCTGTTCCTGTGTGCCACACTAATAAACAATTATCTGCATCATTTTTTAAATATAAAAGTTCATTTACACCAGAGCCTGTGTTATCATTGGGTTTTACCCACATAGAAAATGTATGTGTTCCTGTTAGAGGAAAAGATGGAATAGTTATATAATCGTTACTACCATCAAAGTCTACTTGTTTCAGCATATAGTCACGAGTAGGTCTAAACCTTGATTTAGCCATTAATGCTATATCATTAGCAGGGAGTGCTGTTTGATGTACAGATACTGAACTTATATTACCACCAAAGTTATAATTACTTCCATCTTGACCGCCTATTGTAAATGGGTCAGCTGAAAATTCATCTACTAAAGCAACTGTACCTGTAGCTATTGAAACACCATCTAAATAAAGTACTTGAGCAGATGAAGTAGTAGTCAATGCTAAATGATGCCAAGCACCATCATCGACTGAACCATCTGCACTCACTGTCGTACCTCCACTTGAATGTCTTACAACTGCACCTACATGACCTGCACTTCCACCTACATTTACATCAAGAGATAAATTAGAACTTGAGGAAGTCCTTTTTAATTGCATTAATTTAGAATCATCAGTATCAGCACTTTTAAACCAACAAGATAATGTAATGTTTGTTCCTGTTATAATAGAGTTTGATGCTCCACAATCTATATAATCATTACTACCATCTAATTCAGCAGAATAGTCTGCCCTTGCTATAGAAGTAGTAGACTCTGGTTCTACTTTATCTCCTGCTCTAAGCCATAGTTTAAGGTTAGATGCTGAATATTTTGTAAGGTCTACAGGCTTAGATGCTAATTTACCAACAGTTGAGGCACTTAATTCTACACCTCTCCAAACTGCAACTTCGTCTATAAAACCATCCCATAAACTATCAGCGGTTTTACTTGCATTTGAACCAATATATACAGGGTCATTGTTTCCCCCAGACCCCATATCATAAGGAGTATAATCACCACTATATCTCTCTGTGCCATTGACATATAATTTTGAAGAAGATGAGTTCCAAGTCCATGCAAGATGATGCCAACTACCTGTACTTACTATACTATCTGCTGTTTTTATATTGTAGACAGCAGAACCATCATTAAAAAATCCTAAAACTGCTCCATCTTTATCGACAATTAAACTCATATGAACATTACCTGTTGATATTATAGTAGGGTATCTCCAATCATTTCCATCGTGACTACCACCAAGTGTCTCTGCATATACCCATACTGATATACTACCAGATGCTCCATTGTTTAATAACTCTTTTCCACTTTCACTATCGAGTAATAAACAATCATTAGAACCATCGAAATTGAAAGAGTATTCGTTGGGGAACTTGAGTATAGCCCCACCTTTTGTAAGGATGTTGCCTAAGCCTAGCATAGACTTATCCTAAGTAAGCTATAACTGAACCACTAGCTAATGTAAAAGCAGTCCATCTACCAAAAATAACTACTCCAGCAGGAAATGAGTTGGAGGAGTCTATTGCATCTCCGTTACCACCTGATGTGCCTACATAAGAAGAATTTTCAGGTGTTAATGTTGTAAAAGTTGAGTCAGAAATGAATTGTATAGCTACTATTTTTTTATCTGAAATAGCAGTAGTACCATCTTCAAAAAGACAACCAGCTTGTCCTAATCCTATATTGTTTGATTCATTTACTGAGTATTTGCGTAAGTCTGCCATATTTTTTCCCCTGTGTTATGATACCTTACCGAGCTTGGCTGTCTCATGGGTATCTTGGTTATTCTTAGGGGGAGAATAAACTCCCCCCAAGATTTTAATTACTATTAAGTAATCTATTCGTAATCAACTAATCCAAAGATTCGTCTTTCACCATCAGCATCTGCATTCCTAACAGCACCACCATATACAGACTCGCAAGTTACGAGTGTAGATAGATAAGAGTGTCTGTAAGAAGCCTGCATTTTAGCTTCCTTAGAGAAAGCAAAATATAGAGCAGATTCGTGAATTGCATATCCATAAACGATATCATTATCGTCAGTACCTGATGTTTCAAGGTCGGATACTGCTTTAATGCCTTTAGTAGCATCAGCACTTACATCAGCACCAGCAGAAGCAGAACCCATGTAAGGAGACTGAGCAATCCAAACAGGCATACCAAGAATAGCACCAGCATTACCAGTTCTTCCAAACTCAGAACCTAATGTTGCCTGAGTACCTTGAGAATAACTAGTAAGCGAGTTTAGACTTGCATACATTTCTGGAGATAATACCAAGTTCCAACCTTCTGTGTCACCAGTCTCTCCAAGAATTAACCCCATTAATGAAGTTAAGTTAGCCTGAGAAAGAACTGAACCAGTTGTTTGAACGTGCATAGATTCGTTTGCATCAGCACCAATTGCACCAGTAGCACTAGCAAGTAATCCCTGTAGATTATTAGCTACTTGATAATGTAAGAAATTATCAAAACCTCTAGCACAAGCATATGCTAATTGTTTTGCATAAATTTCCATTAGGTCATAGTTAGACTGAACTTTAACAATATCTGGTACATAAGCAGATGCTACATTATACTCAGAAACAGTCAAAGCAGTTTCATCACTTGTCATACTACCACCACTTGTTACATCAGCAGATATTTCACTACCTTGTGTAAAAGCACTAAGTGCTGGAACACCGATGTGTGGAAGGTGAATTTTATCGCCTTGATTTGCCACTTCAGGTGACAAGTCAATACCGACATTTTTCATCATTATTTTTTGTTGGAAAGCCTCTAATATAGCTTGCCCCCAAACCTCAGGGATAAACTGGTCAGCAATATTTGGTGTTACTGCTCCAGTACCTCCTGAGTGAACATTTACGTCAAATGGGTCTGAAAAAGCCATTTTGTTTACTCCTCAAATTATCGTTTAAAATTATTGAGAATTGTATTCCAATTTTTTCTACGCTCTTCTTTTGAGATGTCTTGAAAGTTAATATCTTTTTTTGCAACAGTTCCAACATTATCTTTTGGGTTAACTTTTACTGAAGATAGTTCCTCAACAACATCTACAAGAGAATTAGTAGGTAAATCAGCAAACTTTTCTCTTTTATCTTCTGGCAGTCTTGAGAGAGCATCTTGTCTTAACCTAGCATCTTGTTCTTCAAATTGAGTCTTAATTTCTTTAAGTTTCTCATTTTCTTTTGATAAAACAGAATTTAGTTCTGACAATTTACCTTGTTCTTCAAGTTCTGCCCTATTCTTTTCCTCAATCATAGCTTTCATCTCAGAAATTTGACCTTCTAGTTCTTTTTTCTGGGTGATAACTTCATTTAATCTTGAACGAGGAATAGAGTCCTGTACATTGTTTTCGACTTGTGTGTCGGTTTCCTGTTTTACATCTGGCTCGATGGTTTTTTCTTCTGACATTTTTACCTCTTAAGTGAGTGGTTAATTTATGCAAAATTTCCTTGCATAATATGTATATCATAAACTAACTTAAAACACTATCCTAATGCAAGAAAAAAATTACGAATTTAAGAAAAAGTGGTTTCAGTATCTTGACTACAAACCACATAAGGGGCAATTAGCCCTACACTACCCTGAAAAACAAAATGCTAGATTTCATGTAATCGTATGTGGAAGAAGGTTTGGTAAAACTTGGGCTAGTGCTATGGAGGCAACTTATGTTGCATCTCAACCAGATAAGCGTATATGGGTTGTAGGTATGTCTTATAAAAAAGCTAGGTTAATTTTTAGAGAAATATGGCAACGAATGGTTGTAGGACATGGAGAAGATATAGATAAGGCATCAGAAAAAGACATGTATATTCGTTTTAAGTGGGGAACTACAGTTGAAGGAATGTCGGCAGATAATGCTGATTCATTGGTGGGGGAAGGTCTTGACTTACTTGTCATTGATGAGGTTGCCAAAATGAATAAGAAAATTTGGGATATGTATTTATCTCCAACAGTAGCTGGTAGGAAAGGCAAGGTTATATTTATAACCACTCCAGAAGGAAGAAACTGGATATACGACCTATACAAATTAGGAGATAGTGACAATGATTGGAATAACTACTCATCTCCTTCATGGAAAAATCAACATGAGTTTCCATTGGGAATCAAAGACCCAGCTATAATAGAGCGTAAAAGAAATATGTCTAGAGAACTTTTTGGGCAGGAATTTGGTGCAGAGTTTTCTGTATTTGAAGGTAAGGTGTGGAATTTTAATAGGGAATTAGATACTGGAGATTATCCATATGACCCTAATTTGCCTACATTCTGCACAATAGACTTTGGATATAGACAACCAGCAGTTTTATTTATACAAACACAATTTGATGGCAATATTGACCACATTAGAGTATTTGACTGCATATTACATAAAAAAAATATTAAAACAGAAGATTTAATTAAAATGATTAAAATAAAAGGCTATCCTATTTTAAGTTACTATGGTGACCCTGCTGGAGCAAATGTGCAAGGGCAAACTGGTGCTGGAGATATGGAAATATTTAGAAAAAGTGGAATAAGAGTATTATACACAAGGGATAGGATGAGTAGAAACATAGTTAATAGCGTTTCTTACACAAGAGGATTTTTTGAAAGTGCAGATGGCACTAGAAGAGTCCATGTACATAAAAATTGCAAAGAGGTCATTGAGGATTTTGAAGAATACAGATATGCAGAATCTCAAGATGGCAAACCAATAAAAGAAGAACCGATAAAAGATGGTTTTCACGACCACGGAAACGATGCTTTTAGATATTTTATAATTAATAGATTCCCAATGAAAAATAGGGAAATGAAAAGGATACAAAGATGATTGAAAACGTATTAAAAGATAAACTTTCAGAGACTAAGTTGCTTATGTCTCAAGGTAGAAGGAATGAAATAAGAAAGCATTTGGATTACTATTCAGGTACATCTGTAGAAAGTTATATTTCTAACTACTTTAATGCTGATGCTTTTTCTGAAATTCCACCTACAGTTAGTAACTTTACTAGAAAGTTTATTAATAAGATTAGTAGAATTTATACTTTAGGTGCAAAAAGAAATGTAGAAAATGAAAAATATGCACAGCTAACTCCTACAAAAGATGTTCGTATGAAACATTCTGAAAGAATGACTAGGCTAATTGGAACTATTGCCAATAGAATTTATTGGGTAAATGATACATTTGATTACAGACCTATTTATTATTTTGAGGCATATTTTGATGAAAACCCTTTTAAGCCTACTTCCATTATCTATCCATTGTTAAATAATTCATCTGACTTATCTGATACAGAAAAATTACAATGGGAGTATTGGGATTCTAATATGTATGCTACTATGGATGAAGAGGGAAACATTTTAACACAGGAAGATAATCCTTATGGTATACTACCTTTTGTATTTACTCATAGAGAAGACCAAATTGATTCATTTTTTGTAGAAGGAGCATCAGACATAATTAATTGCAACGAACAGGTTAACATTGCACTTACTGAAATGAACCTCGGTATGAGATTTAATATGTTTGGGCAACCTTGGGTAACTGGGCTTAACTCAGACCAAAGTTTAGTAAGAACTGGTTCTGACACCATTCTAGACATGGGCGATGATGGTGTTTACAATATTACAAGTCCTAATGGGAACATAATGGATGCTATTCAAAATATTAAATTTCAAATGGAGCTTGTTGCATTAAATAATCACTTATGGGTTACATGGGCAGAATCAGGTGGTGAAGTACCTAGTGGTATATCTCTAATGATAAAAGACCTAGATAGAAAAGAAGATTATTTTGATGATATAGCACTTTGGAGAATGTATGAAAAAGAATGGTATGATGTTGAGCGTGTAATTGCTCAATATAATGGAATATCATTACCAGAAGAATTTGGTGTTGATTTTCAAGAAGTTGAGTACCCAAAAACAATACAAGACCAAATAATGAGAGATGAATTTGATTTAAAGAATAATCTAACTACCCATGCTAAGATTATGGTTAGAGACAATCAAGACTTATCATTAAATCAAGCACAAGCTATTATAGAAGATAATAAATCTGTAAATAGCGACATAACAGAAGGGAATATAGTTGAAACTCAGGATAGAAGTTAATTATAGCTTTGGCAAACTAGGCAGGGCAATGCCTAAAATTATAAAAGAATACCTTAGTGAGTATGCTTTAGGTACAGAAAAAGGCTCAAAAGCAAATATTAACAGAGGGTTGCAACCTGATATTTCAGATAGTACAAAAAAGCGAAGACAATCGGGTCAATCTAAACTTCCCCTAAAGAAAACCGAAAGAATGTATAACAGTATTAAAGCTAATAAGGATTTACTTAATATACTTCAGTATGGGAAATGGCATAATGATGGGCGAGTACCCAGAACAAGTGCTAGACCTTTTATTAGTACTGATGACCAAACTAGAAATAAAATTAATGCAGATTTTAGAAAAAAGACAAAAAATGCCCTATCTGTTAAAAGAAAATTTGTATTACAAACATAAATATAGGTAGTTTATGATTATTATAGATAGGGAGACTTTAGATGACAAAGACAGAAAATCAATACTACTCAATATTAATCGATTATTTAACACACCTAGAATCACTAGTTAAAGATTTAGATAGAAGGCTTACAGATTTGTCAGAAATTGAAATGGCAAATAACCAGCTTTTAGCATCATTAATAGACCTTTCCCAAGCAGAAACTAATTCAAGAACTTTATCTGAGGAAGAATCTTGGAAAGAATTAGTTAAACTTTCAGCACAGTTAGAAAACTGGGAAAAAAACTAAATGGCAAGATATGAAATTGCATTATGGTATTGTAAAGATTGTTCTTGGATTTGGAAAACCTTAAGCACAGACAATCAAATAGAAGACCAATGCCCAAGTTGCAGTTCTCATAGGTCACAAAGAGTTATAAAGCCTAAAGATACAAAAACTCTAGCATAACAACATAATATTTTGTAAATTCACTTATTGTTGCTCAAGATGAGGACAATAAACTTTAACTAGCTTATAGGAGTTAATATGAAATTAGCAAGAGTACCCTTACATTTCAACCGAGATGAATTTTTAACCCCCTTTGATAGAATGTTTGATGACATTGTTAGTTCTCAATTCCCTGAATTTGAGAAAAACTTTGGCATATCATTTCAAAAAGGGTCATTCCCCAAAGTAGATGTAGCAGATTATGATGAATCTATCGTAATTATTGCTGAGATACCTTCTTTAAAGAAAGATGCTTTAAAAATAGAGGTAGAGGATAATATCTTAACAATTAGTGGTGATAAACACAATTTGCACGATGAAGATGTTAGATATATTCGTAGAGAACTAAAGCATTCTTCATTTAGAAGGTCATTTCAGTTCTTTAATGATGTTCTAGATTCTAAAAATATAAATGCTAACTTTGAAGATGGTGTTTTACGAATTGAGATACCTAAAAAATCACCTACATTGCCAAAAAAATACAAAGTAGAGATTCTATAGTAGTTCTTTTTCTTTTTGGATTACTATTTTTTGCCATTCTTGTTTTTGCGATGGAGTTTTTCTACCTTTTGGTAGAATAGGAACACCTACTGCAATAGCTCGTTCCCTCCATTGCTTGGCAATCTTTCTTTTATCTTGCTTGGATTGTTTTTTGACATTATTTGAATCTATAACTGATTGTGGTTTTCTGGGTAAAACTTGTATATCTGGCTCATTGTCTACATAACTGGCATCATCAGCCTCTATTTCGACATTTTCAGCCACTTCAGCGTTTAAAAACTTCTCAAAAGGGCTTTGGTGATTTGCGACCTCAACCCTCTTGATTAATTTACCTGAATGCTCTAATATAAGCCTACCAGCCTGTACATTACCAGCCTCAGCTTCACGAATCATACTATTTAATACTGATGGCAACCTAGAACCAAAAGAAATCATATACTTCTGATAGAAGACCTCAACAAACTCTGGGTCTTTAAGCCACTTATGTATAGTCACAGTTGACACACCTGATTCCTCTGCAACACTTTTTAACATAGCATTAGGCTCATTTACTAATATCTCTATAGCTCTAACCTTAGATGCATTCCAATGTGTAGGTAAATTAACACTCATATACTGTCTCCGAACTTTCTAGTTAATTTAATAGACTTTAAGTAGGCAATAAAAGACTTTCTTTTCAAATTTTTTTCAAAACATTCATTTGACAATTTGGTGAGTAAAGCGTATTA